GATTGATATAGTCCGGAATAAGCATGAGCTTCGTGATGCGGTAACCATTGGTAGTTGTTAGCTGGGAATATTTTCCACATCTCTTTATCTACTGAGTTATAGATTACGTTGTCGTATTTTTCTACTCCGTATTTTATATTAAAGTAGTTTTTAATTTCTGTTAATAATTCCACTATATTATCATGATGCCCCCAATAAAAGAAAGCAGCATTCTTTACGTTAATTAAACGTTCAAGTTCTACTACTTCTAGGACTTTTCCTTTAAAGGAGATGGCTAAACTACCATTATGTGATCCAAAAAAACCTAAATTAAACATATTACCTTTTTAATTTTATATTAAAATAACTTTCTAAATCATCTAATGTTCGTGTATGTGTTTCGTTAAATAGAAAATGATTGACTAAGTCTATTGCCGTATCATCTATAAAGTACTTATTATTATGCTCTCTGTACGGTTCATCTGTATCAGATGTTTTAAAGTTGTAGTTATGCCATACTGTTGCTAAAGATGTAACTCTCAAATTCCAACCTTTTAAGTAGCTAAGAAATGTTTGAAAATCTTCTTCTCCGTTAAATCTTATATTATTCGGTATCTTTACTTCTTCTAACCATTCTCTCCTAGTAAATAAAAATCCTGCGGCAGCCCATCTAGTCTCTACTACTTTATAGTCTTCTAGTGTAGGTAAATTTTCAGCTATATGTCTATTATCGTTATTACTTGATTCTTGTAAAAACCTTCTTATACGTAAAGGTGTATTGTTTGGCTTATCTAAATATTTTTTTTCGTAATCTGGAACATCAAAATGATTAGGGTAGGTGGTTAAAATTACTTTACCTTCTTCTATACTGTTATACTGGTGTATTAAGATTGCATCCCAAGCCTGTCTAAATCTACTATGTGAATCTACTTGTAAAAAGTAATCTTCATTCCCTACAAGCTCGTTTTTTATTCTATTTCTAGCATACACAACACCTTTTGCTTCTTCTTTAGGTGTAAATATTATCTTTAAATTTGGGAAATTAAGTTGCTTTAGTCTTTCGTATGCTTCCTCTGTATCCTGCAAATTAACTCCTACGTATACTCTACTAGGGTCTATAGCTTCTGAATATAAACTCTTTAATGTGTCTATAATCTGAGAATCACAGTAGCTTGCAATTGATACAAATATACTCCCGTTACCAAAACTCCAACTATCATTATATTCTCTAAACCAGTTTCCTTTGTATTGGGTATCAGCTGTAAAAGGTACTTGATTATATTGTTCAAATGTTTCTGTGTTAAGGTAGTAGTTTTTATCCTCAATATCTGACATGTATCCTCTCATTCTATAAATGTAAGAAGATAGTGTTGAATGGCTGTTACCTATAAATTTAATACCCCTAGTACATATAAATTGTTCTATAATTGGAACCCAGTTAGTATCAAACTCCGTGAAAATACTTATTTCTTTTTTTATATCTTCGTAAAAAAATATCTGATAGTGCTCTGATAATGGTTTAAAGAATTCTTTATCTCTATGGTCTGTTGCTATGTACAACTTACTCCCTTGCGGAATTACACCTTTTATATTTTCTAAGATCTGTTCGCAAGGAATAAACAACTCTTTATATTGGAAATCATTTCGTCTAATATGAATTGAATAGTATTCCTTATCTCCTAACTTATTAATAAACTGCCAAGCTAGATCAAAAATATCTGTTCGATAATGAACATACTTTGCAATAAGTTTTTTAATTTCTATATCTAAACTAGTAAATAGAGTCTGATGTGTTACTCCTAGTAAGTTTGATTCTAGAAATAAGTATTCCTCATCTGTATAGAGGTCTTCTTTATTGAGTATTGGACGATATTTTGAGAACTTATTAGGAACTGGTATTTTTTCAAAATTTATTACATGTCTTACTGCGTCGTAGTCTAATACTTTCGATACTGCTTTTACACTTTCGTAATTAGTATCTAATCCTTTCTCTTTACAGAAGTCATCAAACGAAATAGAGATTACTCCTAGGTTAGAAGTATCAAAAAACGATTCCATACTTGAATGTCCTTGTAAAAGGTACATATTGTACTCTGGGGTTAGTACTAATTTTCGGTTTGTTAAGTAAGCTATACAGACTGCTAGCTCTAAAGACATCCTTATATTATTAAAACCACCTGGCCATGGTCTAAAAACTATATACCCTTTACTTCCGTTGTAGAATTTAAAAATATTTTCAAAATCCCACTTTGTGTAGTAAATATAATCTGTTCTAAATTGATCAACTCCAGTAACCATTTTATTACCTGCTTCACTAATTGTTTTAGATAAATCGTATTTCTTTTTTTGATCGAAAGTATGGTCTTGTTTAAAGAATAATGTACTTCCTTCTTTATCTGGTATTACATTCGGGTAATGCATAATACTTCCTAGTATAGTTCTTTCACGGTCATTCCATGCTGTACAAGTCCCAATATCCTGTATAAGGTCTACCTTAATATTAGAATCTTTAATAGCATAATCTAATCCCCACATTTCAGCTTCCCATCTACCTTCTTTTTTACGTATTTGCTCACAATACTCTGTATATTTTTTATAAAACTTCTTTAAAGTCTTAAATTTTAGAGCGAAAGGGTACATTATACCTTTAGTATTAAGACTATCTTTATCTCGATCTTCCCATCCTTTAAGTGGCATGTAGTGTATAAAGTCTTGACCAACTATATGATTATCTTCTAGATCGAAATCTACTGCTTTAGTAAACAGCATATCGGGATCTAAAAATAAAAGTTTATCTTCTTCTTTAAAGTAGTTGTTCTCACATAACCATTCTACAGATCTATATTTATTAGGAATACCACCCCACCAGTCGTCGTTTGCTGTTTGCCACAGGTGTGCATAGTCAGGCTGATCTATTACTATTGCGTCTGATAAAAAACTAAAATCTGGTGCTTCATGTCTATGTCCGTAATCTCCGGAAAGTAGAACTACTAATTTACCTTTTTGATTTACTTTTTTTAATGACCAGTGTAGTAACTTTATCTGCCATGCTTGGTATTCACACCGACTAGTTCCAACAACAATATAGTCCATTTATTAAGGTACAAATTTATAATCTGCTAATGTATAATGTAAGAAGAAGTTTCTAAAGTATTCACCTTCGAAAGGTTCAATTCGGCCATGCTTATTAGTAGCAGACTCATATAAAATCATTTCTCCTACATCTGCATAAACTTTATGCCATCTTCCTAAATGGTCTTGTATATCTATAGGCCAATCTCTATCTACTTCTTTATCTACTATAACAATAGAAGAAATATGATGAGTAGTAAATGTATCTGTATGAGGTACTAAGATAGATCCTCTTTTATATGACCTAATTCCATAAATCCACTTAGGTATTAATTTTTCTTTATGTCCTATAAATTCTTCGTGGAGTGGTTGCAATTCTTCTGAGATAATCTCTCTTATACGAGTAAAAGCATCCATACTAAATATTTCAACTGGAGCATTACCTTGGTTGTCATGTATGAAATTTGTAATACCGTCCCAGTTTTCGTCTTTAACAGTGTGTTTTAGTAAGCTATATGCTTCATTTATAAGTTGAAAGGTTTTTTCAGGTACTTTAACTACCTTAAACCCTAATTCCGTTAACTTTGGTAAATCTTCTTTTTTAGAAAATGTTTTTTCTACTAGTTTTACCGGTACTGCCATTTCTAAGTATTCTTTCGCTAATTTAGCGTCTTCCGCACTATTAAATACATTTTCTCTAAACCACTTAGTTATAATAACCTTTTTACCTTTTATAATAGGTAGTCCTGCGTGAAGTGCTGCTGGATTTTCACTTCCTGTACCGTCTGAGTTCTTCCAAACTACTGCTGTACCTTTTACTGGGGTAATAGTTTTCTGTAGTACTGAAAAATCAGTCTCCCCTCCTTCTTCGACATTATTTAAGTACACCATAAATGTCCAAGTTCTTTGGCCACTTGATAAACAGTGGTTATGGTATGCGTCTTTGCCAAAAGCGTCCTGGTGGTGTCTGAATTCTTGACCTACTTCGTAAATCTGTCCTTGAGTTGGTTCTGAGTAAGAGGCTTCTATTCCTAACTCTGTATACATCTTCTGGTTTACTTGACTTACAACCGGTTCAGTGTCGAGTAGAACTGCTGTAGAACTAGTACGACCTTCGTTGTAAATAATAGACTGTGCTCCGGTACCGGCTACGCTTGATCGAGTACTTCCAGTCTCTGTTAACCTTACAATATGGTCACATTCTTCGTTAGTTAAAAACTGCGGTATAGTAAACATTTCCAATCCATGGCTGTTCTCTATGTATATTCTTTCCATATAATCTATTTTTTTTTATCCGTCACAAGCTACACAGTCTTCTGTTGTTCTACTCCCAATATCTCCGTTAATTACAGAATCTGTTCTTAAATAATATAAGGTTTTTACTCCTAACTTCCAAGCCGTCTGGTGAACTAAATTAATAAATTTAGGACTGTCTGTTGGATCAAAAGCTAAGTTTAAAGATTGAGTCTGATCAATATACTGTTGACGTAGTGCTGCTTGCTCTACTAATTGTAACTGATTAATCTCAGCAAATGTTAAGAAGATTGGTTTATCCTCTGCAGGCATTACATCTTCTGGTAAATTTGCAATAGAACCTCTATCTTTCATAATTTGGTCCCATACTTCTTCTGTATTATGACCTCTCTCTAATAAATAGTTTTCTAGTTCAGGATTTTTACGAATAAAAGTTCCCTTCCCTGAATTAAATGTATAAATGTTTGCCGGTAGTGGTTCAATACCTGCCGATACTCCTCCTGATATAGTTGAATTAGATACTGTTGGTGCAATCGCTAGTAAGTGCGTATTTCTCACTCCCGTTCCTTTACACCAAACTGGTTCTCCGTATTCATCTGCTAACTTTCTAGAAGCAGCTTCGGCTTGTGATTTAATTTGAGAAAAAATCTGATGTGTTAAGCTATTTGCTGCAATACCGATAAAAGGAATTTTCTTTTGCTGTAGTAATGTATGCCATCCTAGCACTCCCAGTCCAATTGCTCTGCCTTTTTTAGCAGAACGGTGAGCTCTAATTAAAGATTCTTTCCCATTAGTCTTAATTAAAAATTCTTCCATTACTCCGTCTAAGAAGTAAATTGCTGTTTCAATTAAGTCTGTATTTTTCCATTCATCCCACTTCGTTAAATTAACTGAACTTAAACAGCATATAAAACTATGTTCTTCATCTGTATGTAGAGTAATTTCCGAACATATATTCGTCATAGTCACTTCTAAGTTATTTTTAATATAAGCAGGAGGGTTAGCGTTATTTACATTATCTTTAAACATAATATAAGGCTCTCCAGTCTCTACCCTAGCCTTTAGTATTTCTACCCAGACCTCCATTGCCTCAGCGTCTCTACGCTCGATCTTTTGCATAAAGTTATCATCCACTACTACACATTGGTGTAGGTTAAGACACTGTCTATTCGGATCTCCTTTTGGTCGTCTAATTTGTAGGAATTCCTTAATATCTGGATGATTAATATCTAAATTTACGGAAGCGGCTCCTCTACGTACCGCACCTTGGTTAGTTGCAATAATAGTAGAGTCGTATATTTTAGCCCAGGGTATAACTCCTTCTGATTGACCTAAATCTCCATTCCCGATCTTAGATCCTCTTCCTCTAATTTTAGAAAGACCAATACCTACTCCACCTCCTAGTGAAGTTAATCTCATTAACTCGGCATTCGTTAGCCCAATCCCCCTAATAGAGTCTGGTGTATCAATACCAAAGCATGAAATAGGTAAGCCTTTATCTGTACCTGTGTTAGATAAAACTGGTGAAGCTAAATTTAACCAACCTTTCCACATATACTTAAAAAACTTTGCTGCTAAATCTGATCGGTCTAATCTTGCTGCTACTGTATCTGAAACTCTCTTAAATGCTTTACGAGGATTTTCACCCGGTAAGAGGTAACCTTTAGAAATTGTTGATAGAGAAATTTCATTCATCCATTCAGGATAATCTTTTCCTGCTTCCCAAGCGGAAGTATCTACTTGTAATGCCATAATATACTCTAGTTAATTTTATTAAAATGCTTTTGACCAATCCATATGCCCTTTAGAGTAATTTGTTACTCTACTTGCAAAAAAGTCTGTGTGTTGTTTACCTGCAATTACTGCATCAAACCATTTCATAGTCTTTAATGCTCCTGTATCAATTTGATCAGAAGGAATTAGAGGTTTCAAACCTAAATCTCCCATCTTAGTATTAACTCTATGCTTTATAAAGTTTTTTAGATCTTCTTTAGATAGATTTTCTAAATCCCCTAATTCAAAAACCTTATCAATAAAATCAAACTCTAACTTAATAGCCAAGTGGGCTGCTGTCTCAATTTCGCTTTGTAATTTTTCTGTATTAATCTCTGGGTATTCGGAAAGTAGTTGTCTAAATAACCAACAACCAGCCTCAGAGTGTAAAGATTCATCTCGTACAGACCATTCAACAATCTGGCCAATACCTTTTAATTTATTTCTCATTTTAAATGATAATAGTATTGCGAATGAAGAAAATAAATTAACGCCTTCAGTAAATGCTGAAAATATAGCTAATGATTTAGCTCTTTCATGCCAGTCTGGTTCTCCATTATGACTATCTCTGACATTCATTAAAGATTCAATCTTAGCTTTTGTAGATTCGTCTTCTAGAAATTCTGCAAAGTTATCTAAACCTAGCTGCTCATTAAGTAGAGAGTAAGCTTCAGCATGGATCGTTTCGAAAGATCCAAAAGTTACTCCCATCATAATAATCTCCGGCTTTCTGAACCAACTAGTTACCAGTCCAGTCCAGTAATCATTTACTACTGTTTCTGTTTGAGCGAATCCTTTTAGTATTCCACCGACTACATTCTTCTCATGGTCTTTAAGATTAGATTTCCAATCTGTTACGTCCTGAGCCATTGGAACTTCTGTATGAAGCCAATGTGCTTGCTGTTGTTTTAACCAATATTCATACGCTTGAGGGTATTCAAACGGCTTATAAACAACTCTTTCATCTCTTAGTCCCATAGTGTATTTTTAATGTTTTAAATAATAAAATCCCCGTGATTTTAAGCATTACTCTGCTTTCGGGGATGTAGAAATAAATAGCTTCTACTCCTACTTGTTATTGATTTTGCTCGAAGAATTTCTTAGCAATTTCGAAATGAGTTCCTTGCGGACTACTATTTTCATCGTCTATGTTTGCCTTTCCTTCAATTACAATATGACCGTTATTAGTATCCATCTTAACATTATATGTCATACCATCTTGTCCGTATCTATTCTTCATAACGTGTAGACGGCCAGTACCTAAAACTTTATCTTCTTTTTGTCTTGATAACGATAAACATATATCAGCTACCATCATCTTATCGTAAGAACCTGCTGCTTTATCTCCTTCGATTACGTTATCTTTAGCTCCCATACGGTTAACCTGAGATGGTGTTAGTATCGGTATTTTTAATTCTTTAGCTAAGCTTTTAGTAGCAATAAATACATCATCAATTTCATCTTTACGTTCTGAGTATTTACCTCTTGATGGTGCTTTTAAGTAGTCTACATAATCAATAATAATTAAGTCTGGTTTATGACCCATATCAATACATTTCTGTACGTGACTCTTAATGTTATTTACTGTCGCTGCTTTAGGAGCATATTCTTTTACGATTAGTCTACCTTTTAAATTATTAATTTGGGTCTCCACATCTTTTCTATGCTTATTAACTTCGTCAATAGAGTATCCTGTGAAGTAGCAGTCAAATCGCTTACCTACATATTCTTCTCCTAATTCCAAAGTATAATAGTTAACTTTAAATCCTAACTTTACAGCATGGGCTGCTGCAGCTACCATCGTCCAAGATTTACCACCACCTGGGTTACCAAATACGATAATTAAATCTCCAGGTCCCCATCCTCCTTGAATCGTTTCGTTTAACAAAGGCCATGGAGTAGGTATAGTAGGTCTGTAGTCTGTTCTGTATCTAGATTCAACATCCTTATCATATTCATGCCCGATGTTTTTATCCATCGCGGCTTTCATAGCTTTCTCAATTAGATTACGAATACCTTCGAAATCACTTTGCTTTAACAAGTCTGCAGAAGATAAAATAGCTGCTTTCATTTCTTGATTTTTACAAAACGTAGTAAATTCTTCTTCTACGTAATCTAAATCATCTTGAGAAGCGGCATAAGAATTTCTTAACTCTTCTTTTACTGCTACCTGTAGTACTTCGTTTTCAATCTTTTGAAGTTCTACCTTTAGAACGTCCATCGTAACAGTAGTGTGGTACTTATCAAAGTATTTTAGAATCTGACCTATAATCCATTTATGTGTATCTGAATCAAAGTACTCTTCTCTTAATACGTCTCTTACTGTCAGTAAGTAGCCTTTATCTGTTAGTAAGGCGCCTATTACTTTAATCTGGAAGGGTTTTCCATATTGCGTTAACTTTTGCAATGTCATATAACTTATTGTTTAAAAACCGTTAATGTTCTAAAATTCTCTAACCATCCTTCTGTGTTCTTGGTAATGCCTTCGATTTTATCTATATCTAATAGATGTAAAAAGGCTCCTGTCTGTAGAGGTGGTATAGGCTCTTTTAATACATTTAATGTATGAAGAATTTCTTTATCATCCAACTGTCCTTCGTGTAAATTCATCAGTTGGTAATTAGTTTTTACCCGATCCCAGTTGTGAATTATTTTAGCAAATATAGACTTACCGTCTAAATTCTGCTCACATACTGTGTATATATCCTCTAACTCGTAGTTTGGGTTTGTATTAAGTCCTGGGAACTCTTTAATTAAGGTTTTTAAACCTAATCCTTTAACTCCGGTAAGGTTATCTGAGTTATCACCTAGTAATGCTTTTACGATATTATAATTCTGTGGTAGTACTTCAAGCTCTTCAGTAATATTCTCTTTTGTGTAAAGTGTTTTCTTTATAGGGGAGTATACTGAAATACATCCGTCTATTAATTGTAAGAAATCTTTATCAGAAGAAACAATAGTAACTTGTTTACCGGATGCTGATGCTCCTAATGCTAAGTCTGCTATGATATCATCTGCCTCTAACTTCTCCATCGTTAAACTATGTAGAGGTAAACATTCAAGATAGTCTTTTAATCTTTCTAACTGTGCTGATAGTGATTCGTATTCTTCTTGTTTGTTCTCATACATACCCCAGTTGGTGATTCTCGTATGCTGTCTTTGTGCTTTGTAATTAGGATCTATATTCTTTCTATTAGTAGAAGAACCTTTTCCATCAAATACACAAATAACTCTTGTAGGGTCGATTGTTCTTACTAGGAATCCTAGCGATCTTAAGAAGCCTACAAGACCACCGATATGGTGGCCTTGAGGGTTCATTGCTCTTAGGGTTGAGAAGCTACGAATAAATGTATTCATAGAATCTATAATCAATAAATGATCATTTAACTCTCTAGGAGGGGACTCTTTAAGATTCTTTAAAATTTTACTATAGTCTGCCATTAATCGTCTAGTAAGTTTGGTGAGATGTAATCTTCTTCCATATCACCTTCTTCAACTAGACTAAAGTCAATAGATCCTAAAAGTTTTAACCAATGTTCTTTATGTTGGTCTTTATACTTATCGATTGCCTTCTTATCGTCGGCAATAAAACCGTGAGGGGTCATTACAATTCTTCCTCTTGTTTGAACTCCTTCAATATGGTTCTTTTCAATTTGTATGTTTGTTCTCTTAGCAAATTCTACTTGAAGGCCGCTTTTTATGGCTTTAATTTTAGACGTACCTGGGTTAGTAATATTACCAAAAGTAACTACTAATGTCGCATCGTACCACATCGACATCCCGCCTTTATTTTGCAACTTAGGTTGAGACATCGGTGAGTCAGGTTTTTGAGTCCATACTTTGTTAATAGCTACTAACGTATTAGTATATGGACTTCCTTCTTTACGAGATAACAAGATCTTTTGATTCAAGTTATTTCCAAATTGAGTAGACATTGCTCCTGCATTCCATTCGTTATTGTTCTTATTAGAACGTACCGATAAATCACAAGGTACAGAGCCTACAGAATCCCAGAAGAAACATAAGTCGTGGGGTAGGTTACCTTTAGCTTGTTCGTCTAAAAGATCTGCTATATAAGATGCTACATCTTCAATAGTATTTAACGTACCTCTATCTGAGTAAAGGAAGAAGCCTTCGTAGTCTGTTATTTCTCCAGTTGCTTCATTTACAACTTCCTCAAACTGTAGTCCCATCTCTTTGGCATGTTGCCAAGACCATTTCATCTCCGTGATAATTAATACCGGTAAAATTCCTAACTTCTGAGCTGATACTGCTGCTTCTAATAATGCTGTGGTTTTACCTGTATCACTATGACCTCTTAATAAGGTAATATGACCTGTCGGTATACCTGGCATAGAAGTAATATCTTGGTAGGCTTTTGATAAAGGTATCCATCCTTGCTCTTTAAACTTTACCGAGGCATTTGCAAATCCCTTCTTCTTTTTGAAATTACCTAAATTAAATCCACTCTTTACTATAGCAGATGCTTTTTCTGCTGTTGCGCTTTTTGCCATTTATTTTATTCGTTAAAAAGGTCATCAAATTTACTTACCGCGTCTTTAACTCCTGGTGTTGAAGTCTCTAAAGAAAAGTCGGTTGAATGACTTCCTAGAGTCTCAGTTAAGGAATTAGATGCCTGAGGTGCAGGTGCTGAAGGAGTTTCGTCCTCTGCTGAACCTGGTGTTAAGTAATTTTGTAACTGCTTTTTAATGAACTCATAATCGTATTGAGTATGAATCTCAACAGGGTGTGGTTGGTTCTTTAACCATAAATCAACTTGCGCTGCATTATCTGATAGCGGAGTTTGTTTAGGTCTAATACGAACCGATGTGGTTGGGTACGGGTTACCTGGAGCAACTTCTACTACTAGGTCCCATCCATTCATTACGTCTGTGTAATCTCCTACTTCTTCGTCTTGAGCTAACGCTAATAACGCTTTGTAGATTGTTACACCAAATCCCCATAAACGAACACCTTTATCTTCTTCACCTTTTACAATTACTGGTGCGAAAATACGTGTCTTGGGGTTAAGTTTACCGGCTAATGTCCAGTTATCCTTATCTGAAGTCTTCTTTAATTCTTTAATGAACTCTTCAATAGGATCTTGTTTTCCAAAATTAGATAAAGCGGCCATCGGGTATTTACCGATTCCATAGTGAAACTTCACTTCCTTAAACGGAAGATTAGGATCATACATAGAAGGTACAATACGAATGGTGCTTTTACCGTTTTCGGGTTTCCAGAAAGTAGCTGTATAGTCTACCTTCTCTCTTTCTTGTCCGCCGTTATTTAACGCAGACAGCTTTGCTTTGATTGCATCTAGATTCATAATATAACTTTAATTGTTTATAACTTATTTAAGATACGAAATATATCTCAATTCTCCAACTCTACGATCTTAAATAATTTGGTATTTACTCTTTTTAATTCCGGACCCTTCGTTAATAGAATACAGTTTTTGTAGTCCGTCCAGTTAATTTTAAAAGTAGTATCTAATACTCCGTTATTAAGTTCCTTAATTAGTGTATTGAGAGCGTTAATCGTATACAGGGTATTTGCTTCTTTCTTTCGATGTACTAAAATAGTATTATCGATAAAATTAGAAACATTACCAAAATCTACATTATAGGTGCAGATATACTCGTCTTGACTTTTAGAATACAAAACGAATATTTTATTATAGATGATTCTATATTTTTGTACTATATTTTCTAATGTCGCCTCTAGTTCCTCTCCTGTAGAGAAGGTGCAAAACAGCTTATTACTCATATCCTCAGTTAAATATATTTGATCGATATCGTAATCGAATCGATGTTGAGACATAACATTTTCCATTGTGTACATATAAATATTAAAAGGTTTTACAAAACCAGGTTTTCAGATGTTTTTATTTTAACTGGGTATTTTTTATTTTCACTTAGTATCAAAGCTAATTCATTTATTATATGTTCTCCATCTTCTTTAGCATAATCAAATAATATTGCGTCGTAAGTATAGAGAGCTATTTTTGTTTTCTTATTTCTAAGATACTTTAGCACTTCTTTTAAGATAAGAACATTTCTTGCAGTTTCCAACGATTGCATGATATAATTCATAAGTTTCTGCGGATGCATTTCCTTAAGGTGCTTATTAAAGGGTTTGTTACTTATAGGAGTTCTTACTACCCCCTTAGAGAACTCATCCCATAACCGGTCTATGTACTTAGTTAGTTTCACAAATATCTCTAAGTTCTTATATCCGTCTGGTATTCTCCCGTATATAGCCTGAAAGTTAATTTGTTTTGCTTGAGCGTATTCTTCTTCTGTTAGGTCTTCTTTGCCGAAATAGTACTTACCTAAGGCCTTATGAGCTGATTCACCTTCTATTTTAAAGTCGATTTGTTCTGATAGTAGTCTTAAATGGTACCCGTCAAAGTCAAATTCAACAAAACAATCATGTTGCGGAATAATAGCCTTCCTAAACTCCTCTCCTTTGGGTATAGCTGCAAAGTTTATACTATTAAAAGCATTAGTAGGTCTTGATGTACTATTGTAAAGATTGTAGTATGTGTATGTAATATTATCCTTAATATTATACTTAGGAGTATTTGGTTTAAATAAGTCTACAAAGGGTTGGTATACTACTCGAAGTCCGTGTTGTTCTAGTAAGTAAAATACTTTAACAGCTACATCATTATAGAATTTAAAAGTATCTTCCTTAGGTTCTTCTATATACTTCTCTATTGAATCAAATACCTTTTCACTTTGTTCATGTAACTTAGATAGCGGTATTATTTGATTAATATTATCAAAGTCTTTAAACCTATTATAGAACCAGTTTATTGTTGATATTTTACTTGGGAGTTCTATTTTATCGTAGTACCAAAAAGCTCTCCATAGGTTTATATCTATTACATCTACAAGTGGAAAGTGGTAAAGTAGGTTTTTCTTATCTAATACATAAATCCTTTTGTATGCTTTTAAGAGGTCAAAAGCTTCTTCCTTACTAACATTTAAACCTTCATCATGGTTTATAGGAATAATGTAACCTCCTGAGTCATCTAGAGGTCTTATGTAGATTGCTACGGTTGTTGTAAACTTAGGATGGAAGTAGTCATTAGATGAAATTACATCTACGTAGACATCAATATCCGGGTAACTACGGAGCCTATCAAGCTGCTGTTTATTTTCTACTATATAAAACATTTCTTATAACCTTTTACTTAATATACGAACTAATCTGTTAAGATCAAACTTAACATTGCTTAATGTCGTAAAGTTTTCCTTCCCTATCAATCTTTGCAGTATAGTCACCGTATCCTTCTACACGAATAGTATAGTAAAGTTCGTAAGATTCTGGTGATTGTATCTTTGGATTTAGGTTTGGTATTCTTCTAATCGGGAAGTATTTGTTTTCCTTAACAGCGTTTTTAGTTCTATAGTAGTAAATGTCTTTCTTAGGGTTTCCTTCATCATCTACTAAAGGTCCTTCCTGGTTATAAATCTTCATACTAACTGGTGTAAATGACCCGCATGATCTTTCTGCACTAGGGTTACCTACTTGTGCTTGATACCATGTTAACGATTTAGCATACGCTGATGTAGTTTCAGCGCTTTGAGTTCCTTCGGTTGCTGCAGCTTCTCCTGCGTTTGCTTCTGATTGAGGCAATTCAGGAAGAGCTGGTAGTTGCTCTTCTTCTATTACTTTTTTACTAGTTGCGCTAACTATGGTAAGTCCTTGAGTTTCTAAGGTAGTTACTTCGTTCTTTTCTTTCTTTATTTGTTTAAATTTAGAAGCTTCTTCGACTACAAATTGCTTTAGATCAGAAAGAAATTCAGTCATACCAGGTATTGTCTCTTCTGCTTGTGAAACAACGTCTCTGTTCCTAGCTATTGCTCCAGGGTAACTATACCCATTAACTATTTCATCCTCGGAGGGTCCTAGGAGGTTCCACTCTAGCTTAGTTCTTCTGTAGTAGCCTTTATCGGCGATACTCTTATATGTTTCAGATGTTATTTCTTTAATTTCGCTATTTCTTACATCCTGTAAAAAGTATCTTCTAAAAGATCCTTGTATGTAATCTTCTTCTGTTGGTTTAGGGTAGTAGAAGGCTTCCGAAGATTTATTCTTAAGGCCTGGAGCTACCATATTATATGCAGGATTTGATCCTATATTTTCAATAAGAAGTGTAGCTTTAGCAAAGTTACCTTTCAGTAAATCATCTAAAGCTAATTTATACTTACTTCCCCACGAAGTTGCAACACCTACTAAATCCTCTACCGGTTGATTTAACAAATCAGTGTACTTAGCATACTCATTAGATGCTTCTCCAGTAGATTGTCCGAGTGCTTCAATAACATATTGAGAACCTGGTACGTAGCTTAGTATGTCACTTTTAATATCTGCCATTCTATAATTTTATCTCTTTACTATTAAGGAGTACATAGGAAAACTTATTAGATTTTGTTGCTTTCTCACTCTTACCTACTAGTTCCATTAACCTGTTGTGTTGTTTCTGATTTGCAAATACCTGACAGCCTGCTGACCAGTTATCAACCGTTTTGTTTGCTGCAGTTGATGCTCCTGAGTTATGTAGTTGCATGCCTCCTCCATCTTGGAATAGACCTGCCATATTAGCCCCTAATTTCTTTTCTGGTGTTATTGCTAAAGTAAGCCAGTTATCACTATAATTCTTATCTCTGTGTGCAGATTGTCCTGAAACTGATCTTAAAGCGCTATGCGGTACTTTACTACCTCCGTGGTGCATACCTCTTGTATACTGGTTTATAAATTGCTTCTCTTTCATAATACCAACTCCATTTGGATTTTTACCTGTTGATGTAGCAAATTTTCTATTTGTAGATAAAGACCAACTTGCTCCTGGAACAGTAGTTGCCGGGTAGCTTTCTGCAAACTGTTTTCCGCCTTCTATCCACGCTACAATCACAACATCGGTAAACCTGTTAGTTAATGGGTGTTTTACACCTCCTGCTCCATCACTAATCTGTCCTGCTGTGTTTCTAACACCTACAATATTTAATTGCAACTCTCCGCTATACCATGTATACTTTTTGCTTAAGACAGCTGCTTTTACTGCATTATAAGAAACGTTTGTTCCTAAAGCAGTTTGGTTTTGTAACTTATCTGTAGCATTTGGATCTACCGGTGTTCCATCGTCTTTTGGTACTGGTGGTGGTAAAGGTTGAACTGTTCCTGCTGTTGCAGCAAATTTAGCTAATGCGGCTGTATCAACTTTTGGTGCTGGTGCTATATTATACATTAAAGCTCCTACCTCTGTCTTCCAGCCGCTATCTCCTATACTATGGTCATTTCTCGTAATAATAAAACCTATCGATTCATTAGAATAAGATCTAGGTAATATTTTCATTGAATTAGCAGAAAGTTTAAATACTTCTCCTATTCTAAATCCTGCAATTCCGTGTAAAGTAAAAGATAATTCTACAGGTATTGTTCCAGGAGCAGGCATACTATTTTGACTACATATCATAGGAACTAGCCGTGATTGATACTGCTGATGACCTGATTGTATACCTTTAAATAAATCCGGGTCGTACTGTTGGTCTGTGAAGAGTCCTGTACCGTTAAATTTATCAAATGCTTCTTTACATCTATCGTTCCATTCTGCTTTTGTTTCTGCATCTTTAGCGGCTGTATTATCGCCTTTCTTTACTTCAGATGCGCCTTCACTCTTTCTTGGAAATATTCTATCAGTATGTCCTCTATTCCACTGTAACATCTCTGCTACGTTTTGCTTAGTTCCGGTTCCAGATGCCTGAGCGGCAATAGAAACCTGACTTGCTAACTTATTTGTAATTTTAGATTCGGTTTTAATATCGTACGCAAAAGAACCTAATCCTATCAAGTCTATTTCTTTAATAGCGTTAAGGGCGTCTCCTTGAATTTTACATTTTCTATCTACAATAGCCCATTCGTCTGTATCTTCGTCGTAGTTTACATCAAATTCGTTAACTCCTCCTAATGCTTCTCCTACTCCTCCTAATATTGATTTTAATACATCAAGTACACCTGGTTCGTTTTCTTTTGCCTGGTCATCATCGTAGATTGCATCTAATTTTTCATAAAGGTATAAATTAGAAACACAAATATTTAGTATATCATCTTGTGCAGCAGCTGCGGCTGTTACTCCTGGGTGAAGAGCTTTGCCTGCTGGTTTTGATTCAAAAAAAAGATTTTCTTTATTTAAGTTAGGGGTCACACAAACAAAAGGATTAATACTGTGGTGCCATGGGTGTGTAAAAAAGCCATTATAACCAGTTGTACCGGGTTGTGTTTTAAATTTTACAGCCCTTTGATCATTACCGACCCACATCATTGATGTATTTAGTAGAGCTAAAACTGTTCTTAACGAAATATAAATAAAAGTAGTCTTATCATCAAAGAAACTTGTAGGTGATTTTATATCAAACCCAGGGGCTGTTGCTGCATAGCAATCTTCAGGTTTTAGTAAAGCTGCTAATCCAGATGCTTTACCCGCTCCTGATAGAGCTGAAATAAGTGCTGCTCCTTTTAATTCGCCATCTGCTGCAGATAATTCTAAACGTTTACAAAAAAAGTGTAGTAAACTTTTTCTTTCAGATTTATCATTAAAACCTGCTGCTAAATTAGCTGCACTTTTTTCAACCATATGTGGGTCAAAGGATGTTTTAATAGACTCGATTACTTCTCCTTTTGATATTAACATTAAGTTTACATCATAGGTACCATCCGAGTTAAAAGTCCAGTTAAAGTTTTTACATATTGCAACTATAGCATCGTAATTATAAAACGTACCTTTTCTACCTTCTCTTATTGCTGCCATAATATCCTCGTACTTCCCCCCAGCTAAAAATTTACCAGCAGCGGCTCTATGTTGCATTGTCTTTTGGCTGCCGCCATCTTCTATATACATGGAGTGTCCCCATTCTAAAAGAAAACTAAAACCTGGGCGGCAATATAATTCGTAGATTATATCTAAATCTCCTACATTATAGGCTTTGATAGTAACCTCTACATCTCTTAAAGCACCAAACGTTCCTTTCGTTTTTACTTTTGCATCTACAATACCGGGGCGTGGGGTAAATAGTCTTTCATCATCTCCGGCGGCTGTAAGTTTATAACCCACCGGGTCTCCTGTGATCATATCTTTTTGAAAAGCTATCCCTCCTTCTAATTTAAAATCTCCAGCAGCATAAGCAGATCCGTCTACACTTGAATATAGATTTATAAAAGCACTGTTACCGTGTATTGAGGAAAGAACGCTCGTATAGTCTTTCGCTTTTAGAGCTTTAGATCTTGCGTTCAATTGTGTCGATACACCGAGCTGTAAACTGCCTCCTAAAAACTTTGCCATTATCGTTCTCTATTTACCTTTTCAAAGGATAGAAGTACGGCATCCCTATCATGAGGAATTCTGAGCTGTACTCCTGGTGTGGGTATTAAGTTGAATCTGCTATGTGTATTTGCACTTGCAATAATCCACCATAAAGAAGCATCTTTGTAATATTGTAAGGCTAGAGTATCGTAACGATCTCCACCTGTTGTTATAACATAGAAATCATCTTCATGTTCCGGAATATCAGGGTAGATAGGGTTACGTTTATATCGCATTCCTTCTGCCGTTTTATATTCTTTTATAAATTGATATCTATTCATTATCTTAATTTACGAAATTTATCGCTTAAATCCAAAGTATTCTTTACCTGTTTGTGCTACCTGTGGAGTAAATGTATGTATTACTGTCATATCTAGAGCAACATTCAGTACGTGAGGTATTTCTGATTTTCCTTCTAGGTCTGCATCTATTTCCCATGGCGTACCAAGATCCCAAGTTATTCCTACACTATTAAAAAGTACCGGCTGGTTATGAAAATACGTTCCTATGTCTAATATAACATAAGTCCCTCTCATAAAAATAGCTCCTGAACCGTATGTTGGTGCTGTAGCTGAGGCTAGTTTATTAAGTCTTTCGTAATATCTTACTAGTTCTTCATAATTTGAACCTGCTACTTTAAATCCTAGTGATGCTTTTCTATCAAAGCCTCCGTAGTTGTAAAAAGATTCACCTCGTCCTACAAACCTTTGTGCATTCCATGTAGCACTATATGTATCTGACAAACTATCTAAAAATGCCCAAAAATGTAATGTTTCTTTAGCTTCCGGTGTTACAATAGTAAAAGTAAAAGGTATCATTTCCTCATTCCTTTCTATATTTGTACCAGCTACGTCTTTCTCTTTACGCACACTATCTTTAGCAGCGATACTCTTTGTAGAGTAGTTACCTGCGCCACCTGTTCCTTTTTGTCTAAAATCTCTTAATACTGCGGGATTATCTACCGAGTATACTCCTCCAATATTCTTTTCGAAGCTTCCTTCCTTAGGAAAATTTAAAGTAGAAGGGGCTTTACCGGGTGCTTTATCCCCCTGTACTACTTCTCCGCTTGTTTGTATATAAGGTTCTAACTTATTCTCTTTTGGAGTAACAGCAATCTTAGGTGTCTTATTTCCTACTTCCCCCTCTTGTGGGTTTAGTTTATTTGTAGATTTTTGGAATGGATCTTTATTATCTCTAGTTCGAGCTGCTGTAATATCATACTTTGCTGCTTCATCTGTCTTTAGATCCGCTAGAGGTGTTTGAAACTTTTCAACTACATCACCTGGTGAATCGTTTTCTAGTCTAGTAGGTACATTTGCATCTATGCTTGTCCCTTCTAGTCCCTTTAGTAATACCCTACCATCCTGTTTCAGATAGGTATTATCAATGTTTACTTTTAACTCTTGATCAATCCTATCTAAACCTTCATTTGGGGTTCTATACCCATCTAAACCAGTATTATCTGTTATTACTTTCCCGTTCTCTCTTGCAAGTAAGCTACCATCTTGTTTAATGTAGCTTTGTGTAATATCAATAGGGCGAGCATCTTTAAACTCAATCTCATCAGTAAACTGAGTATCTATCATAGGTCTGTAACCTTCTTCACCTCTATGGTCAAGGATTACATTCTTACCGTTTAAGACACTTTTTGCTCCATTTACTCCTCCGGTACCTGCTGTAGTCTTTAAAAACCTATCTAACCATGTACTTCTTTGTCCACCTTGCTTTAAGTATTCATTTCCTCCAAAGCCAATAACAAAGTGGGTACCCGTTCCATTAACAGGTACTTGTGCTAAAGTACTCCCGATGACTTTTGCGGTATTGCCTAATGTATTGAGTAACTTTCTCCCAAAGCCTTTCTTTTCATTGAAAGCAAAGTTTAACTCTGCTTGATGTAAAGTCCACTTTAATCCAGGAGTATCTACAAGTAGTTTACTTATTCGTCTAAGATCATCTACTCGTGCAGTTACTTCATTACCTAGTACATTATACCGAGGTGGATTGTTTATATCTTTTTCGATATAAGGTCCTGCATCTCCGTACTTTAAGCTCTTAAGATTGGTCTGAAGAGGTAGTAAAGGCATACTTAAACTGGAGGATTATCTAAATACTTAGAAGGTGTAGCACCGTTTAGGTCTAAACCTGATGTCGCTTTAGTAAACTCTGGTACGTTGTTAATAGAAGAGGTTTTATGTTGAGTAGATTTTCCTGTAGCACCTACTGGTACTTTTGGAGTCTTACCCTTCAATCCTAATCTAGAATTTGGAGTCTGATTGTCTAAAATTCCTTTCATTGTTTTTAATTTATTAGTTCGTTTATAAATAGTTTGTTATTATGTATTGGTAGCAACTTGTTGTAATGTACCGCCTACCTTTCTACCGTCCATGTTAATATTCTTACCTTGTTTAACTGCAATTATCAATTCATCGATTTTTGCAATTAACTTATCATTACTTTCTGATTTTCCTCCTTCGGATTCTCCACCACCGGTAATACCTGATACAAAATCTCCTATTGCTCCTACTGCTGCTATT